CGCGCCTGGTAAGGGCGCGACGGCAGAAGACTGGATCGTCGAGGGTTACAGCAAGACCCGGCGCTCGGTCATGTGGAACGTTGGCAACTCGCTGATACTGTCGATGGGTAAGTTTCGTCCGCTCTTCGGCGAGGATGTCCGCGCCAATCCTCAGTACACCGAACTGCAGTGCGTGTTCGCTGAGCGCGCTCGCTACGAGGCGGAGCGTCTGCCGCATAAGTGCGGCGCGGCCATCAAGGAAAGCAAGACCGGGAAGGACAGTTACACTCTGCATGCCGCCAATCGCGCCAAGCGGTACACCGAGAAGCGGCTGCTGCGGATGCTCTACTCAGAATGGCGTCGGTCTATGGGCTGACGTTGCAGGGCGGCCATGGTATTTGCGTGCACCAGTTAATTTCCGCCGCCCTGAATTATCTTGCTGATCGGCCACACCAGACTCGAAGTCCGTAGTAGACGCGCTGGTCAGCAACCCTTTAAAATTAGAAACGGGGCGTATGCCCGGCACCACCCGTAAGCCGCCCCGCTTGTTACCGTCATCAACGACCCACCACAGATCTCCGACGGCCTATTCTGAGGAGACCAACATGCGTTGGCCTACGGTTCGCTAGTTAGCGCGTCGTTTCGTTGATGTCAAGATTGTTGACGGCTGGCGATGTTTACACCAGACCTTCATCACTGCCACAGGGCAAGCCCGCGCCACCGGCGCATATCAACCTCCCAACATTGCAATACCTGCCGAGCGTCACCGCGCCCGGAATCCACCACCACATTGAGGAGACAACATTGGAACAGATTGAAATGATGCGTTCGCTCAGAGCGCAGAAACTCTCGCTCCGCGCCATCGCGGACCGTCTCGGCGTCAGCCATCAGAAAGTTTACCTCGATCTCGGCGGCCAGCGCACCCGCCGTATGCAGGCGCCAGCGAACGACAATCGCGCCGAACGCACCACGCGCATGAGCGCATGGAACGGCGGCTGCTCGACGACCTCCGGCCTTGTCCCAGTCACCCTCAAGCGCATTCCGACGCTGGAATGCCACGGCGACACCCAGGTGGCCGCATGAGCGACGTCACCGAAACCCGGTGCGATTGCACCTGCTTTGATGAGGGCGATTGGGTCGAGTCGCGGCTGAACACGTCCGTGTTCGGCATCGTGGTCGGCGAGGGCGACTTCGGCCGCTACTACAACGTCCAGCTGGCCGGGTCCATGGAGATCAAGCCGTTCTACGCGGTCACGCTCCGACACATGGCGGTCCAGCACGACGAGCCGCCTCTCCAGGCCGCAGACGACAACGTGATTCGCGGCGTCGATTTCACCAAAGGCCGGCGCCTGACGCCGAAGAGCGAAACGGAAGGCGCGGCGTAAAGGCCGCCTAACCACGAACACCAACCACCACAGCAAGCCGGGCGCTAATCAGCGCTCGGCAGAGGAGACCTATGACCAGATCCAACCTGCCGAAGACCAACATATTCAACGAAATCGTGGCCGACTACCACGCCGACGACTTTAAGCTCGGCATGCCTTCCACGGATGACGCGCACTTCGATCGCCGCAAGACCGTGATGGAGAAGCTGTCCGGCGGCAAAGGCTGGAGCATTCCCGCCAAGGAGCCGAAGCGCAATGCGCAGGGCCTTTCCCGCGGCGACCGTAAGCGGCTGGCTCGCGCTGCTGCCTACGAGCGCGTCAGCGAAGACCGTCCGCACCTCTACATGCATAGTGCGGCTCGTCGACGTGCCCTTGCGGCAGAAGTGGCGGTGGCGGCATGAGCGGCCAGAAGAACAAGACGGAGATAATCATTCTCCACGAGACCGTCCTGCAGTCGTATCTCGTCGACAGCAGCACGTTTTTGCTCTTCGCCGCACTGATCGGGCTGGGCGTCTTCCTCGATAGCGGCTCGCTGCAGTGGATCGGCGGCCTGATGGGCATCTTCACGATCTGCGCGAGGACGTCGCGTCGCAATCGGCTGACGATCGCCGAGGCACGCGCTCGTCTCGATGAGTTGGAGGCAAAGCAATGACCGTCCTCTCGTCAAAACCGGTCACCGGCACGCCGCTCGACTACGTGCCCATCGACGCACCGCTCACCGGTAATGACAAGCCCACCGTCTTCAAGGCGCCGGCCTTCCGCCGCGCGCTCATTGCCGGCGTAAGCGCTGCAGCTGCCGTGGGCATCATCTACGTCTTTCCGGCTGCGGTCGTCGCCGGAGTGGTCATGGCGCTCGCCGTCTGGGGCGGCGGCAAGCTTGCGGATCGCCTGAATGATCACGACCGCAGCTGACTGGCCTCCGCCATGGGACTGGTGGCCGGTTGCTGCCGCAGTCCTGTTCATCATCGCAATTTGCTATCTCTAGGAAGGAGAAGACATGGCAATTTCGCTTAGCTCGCTGAAGAGCACGAAAAGAAACGATCCGCCCGTGATCCTGCTTTACGGCGTTGACGGCATAGGCAAGACCAGCCTCGCGGCGGAATTCCCCGATGCGATCTACCTGGCGACCGAAGGCGAGCGTCCGCCCTCCGATGTCGAGCTCGCAACGCCCGGTACTATCGGCAGCTTCGACGAGCTGCTCGACGTCTTCGGTGAGCTGCTGACGGAAGAGCACGATCGCAAGACCGTCATTCTGGATTCGCTCGACGGCCTCGAGCCGCTCGTTTGGGCCGCGACCTGCCGCCGCATCGGCGTATCGACGATCGAAGAGGCCGGCTTCGGCAAGGGATACGTCGAGGCCGACAGCGAGTGGAACGAGCTCATGGCCGCGGTCTCGGCGCTGGCTCAAAAGGGCATCTGCGTCGTGATGCTGGCCCACCCGGAGATCGTCCGCTTCGATAGCCCGGTGACCGATCCTTACAGCCGGTATCAGCCGAAGCTGCACAAGCGCGCCAATGCGCTGGTCCGCGAGAAATCCGACATCGTCGCCTTCTGCAATTATCGCGTTTCCATCAAGGAGAAGGAAGTCGCGCGGCAGACGAAGGTGGCGCACGCCGAGGGTGGTAAGGAGCGGCAGATCCACCTGAATGAGGGTGCCGGCTTTCAGGCGAAGAACCGCTTTAACATGCCTGACGCAATCCCCTACAAGAAGGGCAATGGCTACGCCGAGCTGTCGAAATACTTCCCAGCACCGACTGGGATTTCGGCCTAAGCGATGAACGCTCCAAATGAAAACGACCTTCCGCGCTCGCGTGCGGAGGGCCTTAGGCTGGCGACACGTTTTTACTTTACCGGAAAGGCGTGCATCAACGGCCACGTGGCTAAACGGCTGTCAGGAAATGGCCACTGCACCGAGTGCGATAGGGCGAGAGGTCGAATCAGGAGCATCAAGGCAAGGGCCGACAATCCAGAAAAGACTAGGGAGTACTATCGAAAATATAGTCGAAACTACTATCAAAGGAACATTGATGCAGTTCGTGACTATCATAAGAACTGGCAGAGAGAGGCAAGGAGTAACCCATCGGCGGCACTAAACAACCGCATGTCGGTCGGCATCAGCAAAAGCATAACGTCGGGATCAAAGCAAAGGAGGCCATGGGAGAGTTTGGTCGGATACACCGTCTCGGATCTCATGGCGCATATCGAGAAGCTCTTCTTGCCTGGAATGACATGGGAGAACTACGGCGACTGGCACGTGGATCACAAAATTCCAAAGTCGGCATTCAACTATGAGACTCCAGACGACATCGACTTCAATCGATGCTGGGCCTTATCAAATCTTCAGCCTCTGTGGGCTGCGGACAACATACGAAAACATGCTCGGCTAGATGCACCATTCCAGCCGTCATTGGCCTTGAAGGCCTAACACCACCAACCACCACCACAGAAGGAGACTTACATGGCTCAGCTAGGCCAGAGATTTAATGCGCAAGAACACAACACCGAGCAGCGCGATTTCGAGGATCTGCCGAACGGCATCTTCAAGCTCGAGATCGAGTCCTCGGACGTCAAGAAGGGCGACAACGGCACCGGCCTCAATACCACGATGATCGTGATCGAACCGGAGAGCCACAAGGGCCGCAAGCTCTTCAACTTCTACAACCTCGAGCACAAGAACTCCCAGGCGCAGGAGATCGGTCAGCGCCAGTTCGCCAGCCTTTGCCGTGCAATCGGCGTGGACAGCGTCGACGACAGCGACGAGCTGCACTTCCAGTCGTTCACCGTGAAGGTCGGCATGGGCAAGCCGTCGAAGGACGGCCAGTATCCGGCGCGCGCCGAGATCAAGCGCTACTTCTTCCCTGACGAAGGCAACGTTCCCGAGCCGGAAATCGACGCCAATCAGCCTGCACCTGTGACCCGCGCGCAGGCACCAGCGAACGACAATCGCCAGGCATCCAAGCCTGCCGGCGGCGCGGCAGCTGCGGGCACCACGCGCCGGCCGTGGGGCTCGAAGTAATGGGTTGGCCCGATGCATTCGCTAGCGCGGCTGGTGCGTTCGCGTTCGTAGCCTTCGTCTGGGTCGTGCTTCGATAACCACTCCGCCGCATGGCCACCACCATGCGGCGTCCACCACATCTGAGGAGATCACCAATGCGCTTTACCATTCAGCGCTCCGACCTGACGCGCGTCCTGACGAATGTCGGCCGCGTCGTCGAGAGCAGAAATACCATTCCCATCCTTTCGAATGTCAAGCTGTCCGCTGTCCTGGGACAGCTTCGCGTGACCGCTACCGACCGCGACATCGTCGCGACCGACGCGGCGCCGGCGACCATTAAACTAGAAGGCGATATCTGCGTCAGCTCGAAGCTCCTCGGCGACATCGCCAAGAAGGCCGGTGGCGATACCATCGAAGTGTCGCTGGACGGTGACATCGTGAAAGTGAAGGCTGGCCGCAGCCAGTTCAAGCTTGCCTCGCTGCCCGCATCCGACTTCCCCGATCTCGACGAAGGCGACTTCGACGCCAGCTTCGATATCGACTTGGCGGCACT